CGCGAGGAGGCCGAGCAACGCCGGCGCGAGAACGAGGAGCAGCTCCGCCAGCAAGCCGAAGAGGACGCACGCCTTCGCGAGGAAGAGCGCATCCGCTTTGAGCACACCGGGCGCCAGGGCCAGGGCGCGGTGCATGTTCGCGACCTCGCCGGGGCCGCGGGGACTTTGTCCGAGGGCCAGGCCGGCGAGCAGCCGACGCGGCGGCAACCGGGCGGGGCCGAGCAGAAACCCGCCCCGGAGCGGGGCGAGCATGGCGGCCGCGGCCGTGAGCGCGGCGAGCGCGGCGAGCGATGATCTCGCGCGTCCGGCCTCCGCGGTCCGGCTCGTTCGCGCAACCCGTGAGCGGGTCGGGCGTGCTCGGCGCCCGGATCTCGGTCTCGACCGGGCCGCTCTCGACGGGGCCTAGTACGTACGTGGTGGCGGCCCGGAAAAGCGTTGTCCTGACCCGACCTCGCGCGCCGAGCGTTATCGTGACCCGCCGGCGCGTGCCGGGCCGGATCACGGCCAGGCCTCAAATCGAATAGGAGCCGGCCATGGCCGTGTGCGCGCCCGTCGATTGTTGCTGCCAGCCCTGGAACATCTCGGCGGGCGAGACGGCGCCGCTCGTGCTCGACTTCGGGCCGTGGCTCGCCTCGACCGGCTGGCCGGCGATCAATGAGATCCTCGAGGCCGAGCTCCTCGACATGAACGCGGCTCCGCCGTTCCCGCCGGCGCTCGACACCGAGATCAAGCTCGTCAGCGGCGTGACGCCGGACCCGGCGACAAGCTGGCCGGGGTTCGCGACCATCCGGGGCGGCAACCTGGTCGAGTTTCTGGTCGAGGCGGCCGACGATGTGGCGGTCGGCCGGACCTACCGCCTCAACGTGCGGGTGAAGGCGCGCGACTGCGAGGGCCGCGCGATCACCGCCAAGGACTGCGTCTTCATCATCGTCGCCTCGTGCTAGTCTGGGCGCATGGCCTGCTCGACCGCCCCCGCCGATCCCCTGGCGGACGCTTATGCTCTCGCAAAACAACACGCCGTTGTAGAAGGCGCCTTCAGCGAGGCGCTCATGCGGCACTGGTTCGAAGCGGCATGGGCTTTGTGCGCGGCCGCGACCGGGCTGATCTTCCCCAGTCAGCGTATTGATGAATGGGTTGCGGTCGACCCGATCACCGGTTTCATCCCTCTGAGCTATCCGCCGACCTCGACGGTCGAGCTCTATGCTGGCGCGCGCAAGGTGGCTGTGCTCGCCCCGTCGGCGCCGTGCCTGACCGGCCAGGGCTCATGCTGGGATGTGCCGTGCTGTGAGCAGCAACTTCGGGCGATCTACTGGACGGGAGAAGACTTCAACGGCGCAGTGCCGCCGCTCTTCCTGCAAGCCGTGCTTCGGGTGTTCGCGCACATCTGCGAGAACCGCGGCGAAGTGCAACTCGACGAAGCGATCCTTGGCAAAAGTGGCGCGAAGGCGTTTCTGAGCTCGCGGCTGCCTTACGTACTCTGAGGAGGCGGCTGTGCCGAAAATCGACCTTAAGCGCCGCCATCCGCCAGAGCTCGGCGCCCTCCGGGCGACCGTCGTCGTCTGCACAACCGTCGAGCGCCCGGACCCGGAAACCGTCTCGACGATCGTGAACCGGCCGGGCGTGTTCAAGGTGCACGGTAAGGTGCGGCCGATCACCGGCGAGGAGGTCCTAAACTACAAGGCCGTCTTTGACAGCGCGAAGGCGCCGACGGTCGAGGTGATCATCAGGGTTCCGCCCGACTGCAAGGTCGACATGAATCATTGGTGTTTCATCACCGAGCGCTTCGCGGAATACTGGGCTCGCGTTCAGACGGTCGAGGACATGGGCGGCGCCGGGCGCTGGCTTCGGCTCCTGGTCACGCGCGAAGCGATCCGCGACATCCGGGCCGATCCGGTGACGCAGCCGCAGCATCCGGCCTGGACACGGCCGGAGGAGGCTCCGCTTCCGTTCGATGATGGGTTTTGACATGGCGGCGAAGGCGACGCTCGCGATCAAGATCGATGCGAAGGTCGAGGGCCTCCCGACCCTCAAGATCGACGAGGCCGCCGTTCATCGCTGGATCGGCAACCGCCTGAACGGCGCGCGCAATCGGTTTATTCGCGCGGTCTCGGCCGGCTTGCCAAACCCGTCCAAGCCGGGGGAATGGCCACGCACCGACACGGGCCGGCTGGTCAATAGCGCGCACATTCAGATGATCCACTGGAGCGAGGGAAGCCTTCGGTCCGATGTGGAATATGCGGAGTATTTGACCCGCGGGACCCGGCGCATGGCGCCGCGCAAGATGCTCCGGGAAGCGCTCGACGAGGAGATCGAGGCGCGGCCGGAAACCGACGAGCTCGCCAAAGCGGCGGAATGGGAAACGCCGGCTTGGGTGAGGCAGCGCTGATGACAAGCGATCCGCATCCCTCACAGCCGATTGCGCCGCCGGACCGCGGCGAGCTCCCGCCGGAGTGCTACGGAACGGAGTCGCTTTACAATCTGATCGTGAAGCGCATCCGGGCCTGCAACACGCTGTTTCACGACAACGTCAAGCTCGTTCTGCGCCAGCTCCCGGATGAGCAATGGGCGCTCCTGCCCCTGCCGTACTGCCTGGTCGTCCCGACCTTCTCGCAGCCGGTCGTGAAAGAGCCGCCCTATGCGGACCTCGACTCCTTCGTCAATCCGCGCCGGGTGACGCTGATCGCTCAACTCGACGGCCGCGGCTCCGAGGCCGAGTGGATGGCGGCCGACGACATCGAGCTCGCCGAGAAGCAGTTGCTCGGCTGCTTGGTGAATTGGCGGCCCGTGGCGCACTATCGGCCGACGCTGTACGCCGGAATGCGGCTGATGGGCTCGCGCATCCCTGACGTGAAGGTTTCCTTCGCCTTCGTCTTCTATGAGGAGATCAAGGTTGCGGATTCCTCGATCGGCCTTGACGGCGACGGAACCGGCGAGCTCCTCGAGCTCGGCGACATCTTCGTGACGCGAAGCGTTCCGCCCTGCGACGACCTCGAGGCCGCCTGATGTCGAACCGCCAGCGCCTCTTCATCAGACGGACCCGCACGCCGAACAAACCGCCGAATGGGCTCGCGCCCGGCGAGCTCTTCGTCGAGATGTCCGACCCGCTCCGGCTCTGGACGGGGGTCCCGGCCTCGATTGATCCGACGCAGCGGCGCCTGCTCGTCGACCGCTCCGAGGTTATCCCGCCTCCGGACGGCGGCGGCGGCGGCGGCGCCTCGGTGCACATCGCCGACGTCCCGCCCGTGGACGTGAACCCGGGCGACCTTTGGTTCGAGTCCGATTCCGGCCAGCTTTACGTGTATTACGAGGACGCGACGAGCTCGCAATGGGTTGGCGTTGCGGTCCAGGGACCGGCCGGGATCAATGGCGTCCCGGGCCCGGTCGGACCGCAGGGGCCTCAGGGCACGATCGGGCCGCAAGGAGCGCAGGGGCCGCAGGGCATTGCTGGCCCGACCGGTTCGCAAGGACCGCAGGGCGTGCAAGGCCCTCAAGGTGTGAAGGGTGACAAGGGCGACACCGGCACCCAAGGTCCGGCCGGCCCGGCCGGTGTGCAAGGGCCGAAGGGCGACACTGGCCTAACCGGTTCGCAAGGGCCGCAGGGTGTCCCGGGCATCAGCGGCGCGCTCCTGACGCTCGAGGGCGCAACCACGACCGCGACCATCACAGTCAATACGCCTGCGATCAATACGGGCGCGATCTCTGAGGGCGTTGCCGTCTTGAGTCAGGCGATCACGCTCAAAAGCGCTACAAGTCGACTCATCGTTCGGGGCGCGATTCCCCTGTTCGCGAACACCGACATGAACGCTTATGTCATGCTCTATACAAATCTGAGCACAGCTTACATCGGCATCGGCCGCACTTATTTGAGCGTATCCGGCAAAATTCAGAACCCCGTTGCCGATTCCGGTCCGTTCGCGCATGGCCAGCCGGCCGGTACTGTGATCACAGCTTCGATGCGCGCCACGCGCGGCACCGTGAGTGACCAAATCATCGTCAATGGATCCGCGCCCGCGACGCCGTTCGCCAACCCGACGAAGGCCTGGCTCTACGTCGAGGAGGTCGTCTAATGACGACCTTTGACTTCCCGGACACGCCAGCGCTGAATGACGTTTGGACGGCGCCGAACGGGGTCAAGTATCACTGGAACGGTTATGCCTGGGTTCCGGAGATCGCAAAAAACGTTACCGGATTCATGCTCTGGCCGGCGGGGATCGGGATCAATTACTGGGGGCTTACGCTGCCGGAAGGCACGCGCTGGTGCGACGGCGCGCAATATGATCCGGCGCTTTATCCCGCGCTGTATGCGGCCATCGGCACGGCCTACAACACCGGCGGCGAGACCGCGGGATGGTTCAGAGTGCCGGACCAGAAAGGCCGCGCCGAGATCGGCCGCGACGACATGGGCGGCACGGCCGCGGGCCGCATCACGGTCGCCGGCGCCGGGTTCGACGGGAAGGCGATCGGCGCCCGGGGCGGGCTTCAAACGCACACCCTGACGACCGCCCAACTCGCGGCCCATTCGCACCCGTACTCCGCGCCCGCCGTGACCTCGCTCAACTATCCGGGAATCAACTTCAACGCCGGAGCGTTCAGCGCGACCAGAACGACGAGCACGACCGGCGGAAACGAAGCACATCCCAATGTGCAACCGAGTATCGTCTGTAATAAGCTCGTGACCACGGGCGGGGTGTCCTGATGCAGATCGATGTCGTCGTTCCCGACAAGACGGTGGTGCTCGACGGCGTTGGCTTTGTTTGCCCGACCCTCAACCCGCCGGAAGACTGGGCTCACGCTTACCATTGGCGCGGCGACGGCCCGGGCGTGATCGAGCCGCGGCTCACGTCCAACTATGAAGCCGAAGAATTCAGCGACATCCGCCGGCTGCGCTTTGCGGTCGACGCGCATGCGGCCGCGAAGGCCGAGGCCGAGCGCGAGCTGGTCTGGGCCGAGCCGGCGCCAGCCGACATCGATCCCGAACCCCGCCCCGCGAAAAGGAGACGATCATCATGATGGGTAGGACCTCAAAGGGCGGCGCAGCCGCCCCGCGCAACCGGACCTCGGCCGCCCGCGGCCGCTCGGCCTTCGTGCTGCAATCCGACGAGGTGCGCCGCCGCTCCGGCGAGGGCCCGCCCTCGCTGCCGGTGCGGGTCGTCACCGTCAAGCCGTCGCCCGGCGCTCTCGTCTACACGGACGCGGGGTTTCCGCTCCCGGACGATCAATGGTCACAGGTGCCGATCTCGCCCGGGATCGTCCAGGCGCTGAAGTACGGCGACCTCGAGGAGGCCGAGGCTGCGCCTCCCGGCGAGGGCGAGGGCGGAACGGAAGGGTCCGAGAACCCGACGGGCCGTCGGTCGCCACCGGAGGGACGGCGCAACCGGGCCGAGACCGATCCCGAAAAGCCGACCGTTCAGTAATTGCACCTTTGCTTGCCACGCCGGAAGGATTCGGCAATCTTTTGAGGGCTTAGGAGATCGCCATGGCACAGAACAACATCTCGATTCCTGCGGCCCGTGGGAATTTTCTGACATGGTGCATCTCCGGCTACATGCCGCTGAACGAGCTCTGTCGGCCGCTGTATGTGGCCCAGAAGCTCACGACTGCCGACGAGGCCGTTGTTGGCGAGTACTATCCGATCTACTCGGTGAACGAGGCCCGGGACCTGTTCGGCGCCGGATCGGTCGCGGCCAATATGGCGGTGCAGCACTTCTGCTCCTGCCCTGAGCTTCCGCTCTACATCGCCCCGATCGACGACCCGGCGGCGGGGACCGCGGCCGTGCATACCCTGACCGTCACCGGCCCGGCGACGGATAACGGCGTCCTCGCGATGGCCGTCCTCGACGAGGTGTTTCAGGTTGGCGTGATCGTCGGCGCGACCGCGGACAGCATCGCCTCGGCGCTGGCGGGCCAGCTCCAGAAATGGGTCGACCTCCCGTATGACGTCACGACCGCAACCAGCACCGTGACGCTGACCGCCAAGAACAAAGGTCCCGTCGGCTCTCATTTTGTGCCGGTGTTCAATCCAAATTTCGGGGATGAGTTTCCCCCTGGCGTGAGTGTCGCGGTCGCGACCACGACGCCGGGCTCCGGGGTGATCGACATCGATCCGGCGCTCCCGGTGTTCATGTGCGCTTGGGATTGCATCGCGATCGGGTCTGAAGACGAGGTCGCGATCAATACCCTTGTCCAGACCGTTCGTCAGAACTGGGCCTGCGGCATCCAGGGCGACTTCAAGGCGGGCCATCTATTCCACGCTCGCACCGACACCGCAGGCCTGATCGCGAGTTATGCGCGCGGCCGCAACAATCCGGAGGAGTGCATCATTCCGGTGCGCACCGGGTATAAGTATCCCGGTTATATGTTCGCGGCCGCGATGGCGTCGCGCGCGTGCTGCACCGCCTGCATCGATCCGAGCCGGCCGGTGCAATACGACAACGGGGCGCTCGGCTGCCTCTATGACTCGACGCAGTGCTACTACGTTTGGACTAACGCGGAGAAGAAAGCCTTCTATGATAGCGGCGTGGTGAACTGGGACGTCGCCAACACGCGCGGCATCCGGGATACGCAGCTTGTGATCGAGGAGCCGCTGACCTCTTACAAGTATGAGCACAACACCGGCGCCCCCGATGGTGCTTGGCAGCGGATGGAGTCGCGTTACTCGACCGCGAAGTTCGTCCGGGATCTCGGCAACTGGTATCGGCACAATTACTCGAGCGTGTCGCTCATGTCAGACGGAACGCGCATTCCGCAGGGAAAGCGCGCGATCACGCCGCGCTTGCTGCAGGCGTCGATCCTCGCCTGGCTGCGCGGAACGCAACTCGGCTGGACCGTCGAGGCGACCTCCGGTCAGCTCGAGAAGATGGTCAAGGTGCAGCGGACGAACACGCCGAACAACTGCGACCCGAACCGCGTCAATGTTCTCTTGGACCTCGACCTCGTGAACCAGCTCGCGAGGATTGCGACGACGATCGACGTCTCGCCAGAGTTCGCTTGCATCCCGCCCGTACTCCTGGCGGCCTAGGCCTCGCGCTTTAGAGAAGGACTCGTCCGATGGCGTTGCACTGTCCAAAATGCAAAGGCGTGCTGAATTTCCTATTGGAGGGGAGGGTCATCAAACTCCAGTCCGACGGGGACGTGACCGTTCTGGTCTCGGAGCAGGCGCGCACCGAGACCTATGATGGTGAATTCACCATGACGGACAGGAACCCGAAGATCACCGCGACGGTGCTGGTTCCGATCGATATGTATGTGCGGTACTTCCAGGAGCTCTGCGACGTGCCGGTCGTGGTCGAGCTCTGCGACGGCCGCACGTTCTCGACGGATCACGCCTCGAACATCAGCGGCGATCCGTATGACACCAAGACGAACCTGCAGCCGCTCGAACTGATCTGCGACGAGATCGTCGAATTGCTGCCGATCGCCGAGGCGGCCTGATGGCGACGGAGTACGCGCGCCTCGACCTCCTCGAACCGATCCCGACCAAGGGCGGCGGCCCAGAAGCGCACAAGCTGGTGGTCTACCGGCCGACGGCCCGGCAGCTTACCGAGGTGTTTGACAGCGCCAGCGGGGCGGTCGGGCGGCTCGAGCTCTTCTCGAACAACTGTTGTCGCGCGCTGAACGGCACCGATCAGCCGCTCGACTTCGTCTTCGGCGACCTGAACGCAGCCGACGGCGCCGAGATCGGGAGCATGATCGCCGCCCTCGCCGAGGACGCCCGGGAATGCACGCCGGACATCATGGGCGACGGCTTCCAGGAACCGCTTGTTTACACCCTCCAGCGTGCGATCAAGATGACGCTGAAGGAGGACTCCGAGCGCGTGACGCAGCTTGTCTTTGAAGCGAGGCGCGTCCGGGATATCGGCGAATACCTCGACGCGACCGGCGCGGGGCGGGAATTCTCGGCCTTTATGAAGGCATTCGCCAAGCCGATCGGCCCGTCGGTTCCGATCATGACCGACATCCTGATCGACGCGATCGACTACATTGATTACTTCGTCATTCGTGATCAGGTGATGGGCCGTTTCGTGAACGCGCGCAGGAGGTGGAAGCGGGCGTCCTGAACTTCTGCATGACGTACAACTGGCCGCCGCCCAGCTTGGACGACATGAGTTTGAAGCGATGGGAACGCCTGCGCGCGGTCAATCGGCTGATGTCGGAAATTAAAGAGGAAGAGGCCCGAAAGAACGCTCCGCCTCCTCCCGCCTAGGAGGCCCTCATGGCCGATGTCAGCTCCGAAGCATCCCTAAAGGTCACGGTCGAGGGCGCCAACAAAGCCACGGCCGACCTTAAGAAGCTCGAGCAGCAAGCCCAGAAAACCGCGAGCACGCTGAAGGAGCCGTCGCAGGCCGCCGCGGGCTTGCGCTCGACCGGCGGAGGCGGAGGAGAGCACCCGGTCGCGGCGGCCTTCGGGGCCGGCATCGGCGACGCCATCGGGAAGGGCTTAGGCGAGCTCCTCGCCAACGCGATCAGCGGCGCGTCGGGCGAGGCCCCCGTCGCAAAAGCGGTTGCCGCTGGCGCGGAGAAAGCCAAGAAAGCGGCCGACAAAGCCAGCGCCCCCGCGAAGAAAGCCGCCGAGGCCGAAGGCAAGCGCCAGTCCTCGCTGATCGCGGGCGCGACGGCGCAAGTGAAGAAGTTCAATCAGGTTTTCGCCCCGTTCACCGAGATGATCCCCGCGGCCGTGACCGGGATCACGGCGGCGGGGGCGGGGCTCGGCGCGCTGGCGCCGGCGGCCATCGCGGTAGCGGGCGCGGCGTTCACGCTGACCTCGTCGTTCAAGACAATGGCGAAGGCGGCCTCAGACGCCCTCGACGAGCTCGCCAGGGCGCGCCGTTCATCGCTGGGCCTCGATGTCAGCGGCGAGCAGGAGCGGCTCTCCGAGGCTGGCCTGAAGCTTCGGATCGCGATCGGCGACAAGCTGGTCGGGCCCGTCATGGACTCGATCAACAAGTTCACCGACCAACTGCGAAGCGGTGATATCGACAAAAAGATCAAGGAGAAGTTCGAGCAGTTCGGGATCACGCTCGCGGAGCTGAAGAAGTTCGAGGACGCGACCGGGCGCATCGATCCGGCCAAAACCTTCGGGTTGATGGTCAGGATGCGCGAGAGCCTCGAGCAACAGATCGAGGCCGCCAAGAAAGCGAACGATCCCAAGAAACTCGAGGACCTTCAAAATCAATATCGCGATTACATCAAAGTTCTGGAATCGATCGGCGGGAAAGAGCTCACCGACGCGGTTCTCAAATCCTCGACGGCCCTTCTGGCGGCGGCCGAGGATTGGAAGAACAAGCTCACGGCCGCCCTCGGCGGGATGGAGCGCAAGCTTGCTTCGTTCAATGCCCAGCAATTCGAGCTCGCGACAAACAAGTTCGGCGCGGTTTGGGACACGTTGAAAAACAATATCGCGGAGGGTGCGATGCCCGCCGCGACGGCCGCGATCAACGCCTGGGCTGAGACCTTCCTGACGGTCGCGAAGAAGGTCCAGGAGATCGGGCGGGTCCTGACCGAGCGGGCCTGGGGAGGCGTCGAAGGTCTCGCGAAAGCGGTCGACAAATGGGCTGCCTCTCTTCCGCCGGCCGAGCAGTCGATCAAGTCGCTGGATGATATGTGGACGAAGTTCACCGGCGCGCTGCAGGCCACGAAGCCGCTGTTTGAATCCATGAACACGGTCGCCAATACGCTAGCGGACGGGATGAGGACCGCGGTCACTCAGTTCACCAGCGCGAAAGAGCTCGTTCTCGAGGTGCTGCCGTCGATCGTCACCGAGGTCAAAAAGTTTTTCGCCGAGCTCAAGCGTGTTGCGACCGAGTGGCTGCCGGACTGGTTCAGGGGGGGCGGGGCGTCCCCCGGCGAGCAGCCTTCGCCGTGGCGGGAGCCGCAGCCTGGATCACCCGGATCGAATCTGCCTGATGTCCGCGAGCCTGGATTTGGATTCCGGCGCGGGCAAGGGTGGGGGGTCCACAGACAAAGCCTCATGAATGACGGCGATTCCACCTTCAACGGTGCGCGGATCGAGCTCGCCAGCATTTCGGGCGGCGGCGGCGGGTCCGACGTGAAGGCGGTGGTCGATCGGGCTTTGATCCGGGCGGACAACATGCAGACCATCATCCGTCAGGCGAACCTCGTCGGCGGCGGCACCGGGACAGGAACAGGGGACAGCGGCACTGGCACGGGCGGCGCCGGCACGGGCGGCGGCTTCGGGGGCGGGACCGGGGCCGGTTGGGGCGATCGCGGCGGGTTCGAGTCCAACCCGTCGGGCGGCCGAGGCGGAGCCGGGGGCGGCGCTGGCGCGGGCGGAGCGCTCGCGGGCAATCAACAGTTCGCGATGAAAACCGCGATGGACCAGCTCCGCAAGGAGGGGGTTCCGGAGGGCAGCCTTCGCGCGGCGGCCGCGCATCTCGTGGCGCAGGCGCACGCGGAAAGCGGGCTAAACCCGCGCACCCAGCATGATCCCGTCAACGGGGTTCCGACGGGTTACGGTATCTATGGCGCGCGCTTGGGTCGCCGCTCCGCGATGTTCGCTTGGCTCAAGGCGAACAACTACGCGCAGGACAGTCTCGAGGGCCAGATGCGCTATATGGCGCATGAGGCGATGTCGGGCCGCTACCCGAAGACGCGCCAGATCCTGATGACCGGGTCGCAGAACCGTGAGGACGTCCGCACCCTCATGAATGAATTCGAGGCGCCGAAAAACCGCACGCAGGACCGTTCGGGGATGTTCTTCCGGGCGATGCGCGGCGACTTGAGCGGCGATCCGAACGCGGGCGTCCCGACCGGCCCGGCGACCCCGGGAGCGCCGACGAATAGCAGGCTCGGCATCAACCCTCAGACCTACGGGATGGAACGCCTGGATCCGCGCTTGCATGAGATTATGCAAGCGGCCTCCTCGCACCTTCCGCCGGGCTATCGGGCCGAGATCGTTTCGGCCGGTCGAGGCGCTGGCGCGGCCGGGTTCCATCCCAAGGGGCAAGCGCTCGACCTGCGCATCCTCGATCCCCAAGGCCGCCCGATCCAACACTACGGCGAGGACACAAGCGGGCTCTACACGCGCACGGCCAGGGCCGCTTATGGCGAGATGCTCGCACGCTATCCGGGTCTCAAGGGAAGGCTTGCGTGGGGCGGAGCCTTCGGGACCGAGATCGGCGGTGGCGGCCCGCCCGACCTCATGCATTTCGACATCGGCGGGCGGCGCGGCCGCAACGTCTCACGACACCTCGAGAACATGGGTCCGCTCCCTGGCGCGACCTTCGGCGGCGGGAAAAGCGCCCCCATTATCGTGCCGCCGAAGAAAGAGCCGGACCTGAGTAAGAGCGACGTCGCCGCGCAGGCGCCGGCCGACGAGACAAAAACGAAAGCGTTCCGGAGCTCGGCGGAAGGCGAGGCGTTCGGCAAATCGGCGGCCGACAGTCTGCGCAAGGGGCTCGAGGGGACAAACATTCCCGTGAGCGGTCTACCGCCGACCAGCCGCGGCACCGCTCCGCACGTCCAGAGCAAGAGCACGGGCGCCGACACACCCGGACAGGACATTTGACATGGTCGATTGCAAAGAACCGACCTACCGCTCCGCCAAGTTTAAGGGGGTCGAGTTTCACTGTGAGAGCACCGGCGATGAGTTTGGCCGGCGCGGGCACCTTTACGAGTATCCCTTGTCAGAGGATGTCGGCTTTAAGGACCTCGGCCGGAAGGCGCGCCGGTTCAAGGTCGAGGGGTATCTGATCGGCACCGATCAGATCGAGAAAACCAAGAAGATGGCCGACGCGGCTGAGAGCAAGGAGCCGGGAACCCTCATCCATCCCATGTATGGGAACCAGACCGTGAGCTGCGTCACGCTCACGGTCACGGCCGATTACAAGAAAGACAAGAAACGGACCAAGCTTGTCTTTGAGTTTATCGAGGCGAACCCGTCCAAGGCGCCGTTCCAGGTCGGGATCGGCTCGCTCAGCAAGCTATTCGATCAGGGTTCGGAGGCGGTGAACGCCTCGATCGAATCGGGCGAGAAGAGCTGGACGCCGACCGATGGGGCGGGCGATGCGGCCGCCAAGACGTCGGGAGATCTGGCGAAGCAGGTCTCGCCCGCGAAAGACGAGCAGTCGTTCGATACGATCTCAAAACTTCAGCGGGCGGGTCCGCGCGACCGGGGCGGGTTCGAGTCCAATCCCGGGCCGGACCGCCCGGGCGGGATCGCGGCGCTTCTCACGGCGGCCGAGGCCACGACGCCAGAGGTCATCTTCGGCTCATTCGCCGCCGTGGCGGGTCCGATCAACGAAGGGACGGCCACGATCCGGCGCATCCATGTCGACGCGCTCGTTCGATTGCGGGCGTTCAATCACGACCTGGTGACGAGTCAGCTCAATCCCTCGGCGGCGATCGAGGCGCTGATCGTCACGGCCCGCCTCTGCCTGGTGCGTGATTATGCGCTCGTCGTGGCGGCCACGGTTTACCAGACGGTGCACGCCGCGCTTGAAGATCTCGACTTCGTGATCGCCTGCTACGACGACGAGGAGCGGGCCGCGACGACGCTGTGCGACGATCGTCTGGTCGCGGCGATCCGCGCCGCGCGCGCGGGCGCGGTGCTGACCATCCTGAACCGGAACATCCGGCTCCCGGGGATTGTGCGGATGAACGTCGGCGGGGTCTGGCCGTCGCTCGTGGTGGCCCAGAAGAAATACTTTGACGGCAAGCGCTACGACCAGGTCGAAGCCTATAACCCCAGCATGCCCCCGTTTTTCATCGGTCGAGAAATCACGACACCGGCCTACTAGCGCCGCGCTTGACGGTGGAAAGGCCGGCGATTAGGAGCTTACATATGCGAGCTATCCCCCTTGTTGCGCTGGCCGCCCTGTTTACCAGCCCCGCCCTCGGCCAAGCCGATCGATCGCCGCCGTCCGCGGCGGTCCTCCAGCAAGCGCGGCGGACGCAGTGCGCGGCCCGCTTCCCGGAGTATCAGCGCGGGCATCCGGCCACCACAAAGCGCGTCTTCATGGGTCGCTGCTTGGCGGGAGCGTTCGATCGCTATGGCAAGCGGCCACGCTAGCGCAGTGTTCAATTCCCAAGCCTACGCCCGCTCCAGCCCGTCTGATCTGAGGCGCCGGATCGCGACGCTTGAGGCCGAGAACCGGACCCTGCGCGCCGAGCGGGACGCCGCTCTGGCGTCGCGAGCGGCCTACGTGGCCAAGTTCGAGACCGTCTCGAATCTTCTCGTCAAGTGCCTGGGAGTCGGTCCATGAAGCTGTTTCGCCCTACCCTGCTTTCGGAGTACTCCCGCACTGAACCGCCGTGGCGGCTCTCCTGGCCGGACGTGGCGCGCGACGCGCCGCAATGGATGCGCCGGGCGACGCCCGTCGAGATCGTCCTCGTCTGCGCCGCCGCAGCGGCGATCCTGGCGCTGATCGCTCTGTGAGCGACGCTCCGGCGACCACGCACAGCCTCGAGCGGACCAGCCCGAAAGGGACACCGTTCCGCGGCCGGTGCAGGCTGTGTGACGCCGAGGACCTGCCGGCGAACGCCGCGCTCGAACCCTGTCCAAATCCGCGCCGGGTCAGCGAGGACCAGGCGCTGATTGACGCCATCGAGGGGCCCCATGGGACAAGCGAGACTGAAACGAGAGGCGCGTGAGGCGAAGCTTCGCCCGGGTCCTTCCCCGCCCTTGCGCATGCTGCGGCTTCCGATCGACGAGAGGGGGTTCATCGTCCCGTTCTTTGTTCAGTGGTTCGATGACGCTAGGCGGGCCACGCCAGCCGGGACCGGGACGCCTGATTTCCGTGTCGTGAATGCGAACGTGATCCGTCGCGTGTTGCGGGAGCAGCGGTGCTGGATCTGCGGCGATGTCTTTCATCGGCACGAGCTCCCGACCAGCGTCGTCGGGCCGATGTGCACGGTCAACCGCATCAGCGCGGAGCCGCCGAGCCATCGCGAATGCGCCCGCTACGCCGCGCAAGTGTGCCCGTTCCTGACCAAGCCGCGGATGAAGCGCAACCCGAAAGGCCTCCCGGAGGAGCGCAACGTTCCGGGGATCATGATCGAGCGGAACCCGGGAGTCGTGGCGGTCTGGAGCAGCCGCCAAGTGCGCTGCGATCCGGCGACCTCGCTCTTTCACATCGGCGATCCGGTCGCCGTCGAGTGGTGGGCCGAGGGGCGCGAAGCAACGCGCGAGGAGGTCATGGCTTCCTTCACCTCGGGAGTCGCCCTTCTCCGGGACGCCTGCGATCAGGAGCCGACGCACGAGCTCCGCACGGAGGCGTATGCAGCGCTCGAGGACCAGCTTGCGCAGGCCTCGCTATGGCTGCCCGCGGCTTGATCTACCCGCCCGGCAGCTTGCACATCGGGGACGATGGCCTGCTCTATATCTCCCTCGTTCACTGGGGATTGTTCCCGCTTCACCAAAGTCTCGACGAGAACTTCAGGGAATTCTTTAGCCGGACGGTGGCGAGGATCTGATCATGGCCTGGTGGCAGTGGTTCGCGCTCTGGTGGGGCGGTCTCTGCGTTGTGTTCTGCGCCTTTTACATGGCGTTCGGCGTCCTTCGGAAGCAGACGCCGGCGGAGTGGCGCCGTCGCACCGAGGAGGAGGCCGCCTGGCAGCGCCAGAACGCCAAGCTCAGGCGGCGGCCGTTTTGAGTGGCGTCGCGATCGCAGGCGCGCCCGGCTAAGAAACACTGCACCAAGTGCGGTTTCTTCACGTATGACGCGCGGCCGATGGTGGCTTGTCCTTTTGGCGGCTCACGGTGCCCGCTCGTCGCCCCGCGGCCGCAGGAACCGCGGCGCCGGCGGTTCTGGCTTCGCGCCGTCGGCTTCCTCGCCTCGACCGCCGGCCTCATTGCGACGATGTGGCTGGTGGTT